ATTACATCAGCTTTCCTTCTGTCGCAGATAGATTTTCTTCGGTAAGCAGTTGTGGCGAACTTGCTGCGAAGAGGCTAACAGTGTCTGCCTCATCCGAGATGGCAATTTTCTTGGGCTTCTTTGCCTCTGGAACAAAGCGTTCCAGAAAGACCTTCAGCATGCCATTGGTCATAGTCGCACCTTTAACCTCGATACCATCTTCAATCGAGAAGAATCTCGAGAATTCCCTATTTGCAATTCCCTTGAAGATGTAGTTTGATGTATCCGGTTCGCTTTGCACCTTACCCCGGACGGATAGGCGATCACCATCCACTTCGATTTCAATGTCTTGTTTGCCAAATCCAGCAACCGCCATCTCGATGACGTATTTGTTTTCTTCTGGCTTACTGATCGAAAACGGGGGCCAGTTGTTCCACGATTTCTCGACCATTTTTGACTTCTCTGCTAGAGAATCAAATAGACGATCGAAACCAACAAAGTGTCGATCCCAGTTGTTGAACATATGGCGATTATCTACCAACCATGTCATATTTTGCTCCTTAAAAAGCGAGTTTAAAAAATGCCGCCCTCGAGAGGCGCGGCTCTGCATGAACAAGTATTTATCAGACTTTAGTCTTCGAATCCTTGTCAATCTTGGTATAGGCATCAGCCAGTGCTGTGGATGAATCGGCGGATTTAACGAATGCCACCATGTTAGAATCCATCACCGCACCGCTAGCAAAACTGCGGTATGAGCTTGACGCAAAGCTCATGGTTTTCACGGCGTTCAACATACCCGCGCCATTGGCATCAAAGTTGGAGATGTTCTTTGCCTTGATGCCCATGTCAGTTGCGTATTCTCGAGCATCCATGTTCGCGCCCAGGAAGATGACTTCCCACTTGAATTCGTCTTGAGCGCGTTTGATGAGCGCCTTAACTGCTTCGTATGAGTATTCCTTGCTGGCATTCTCTGCACCGTCGGTCATGATGGTGATGATGTTCAACTCTCCTGCATTCGAGGAAATCAATCCCTCGGTGATGGTCTTACCGACGGCGTCATACAGCGCAGTTATTCCACGAGCGAAGTAGACCTTGGATGTCAGTTCCGGTACTTCCTTGATTGGAAGCGCCTTGTGCACAACTTCGTATTCGCTATCAAACTGAACCAGAGTTAGATTTGCTTCTCCGGGTTCTGCCTTTTGCTTCTCAACGTAGGCGTTGAATCCACCGATAACTTCCGCGGCCATGTGATTCATGGAACCGGATCGGTCGGCGACGAAATAGAGGTTGGTTTTGGTTTTCTTTTTAGCCATAATGTACTTTCAAAAATTTTGGGGGCGTGGATTCATTCCACTTGTTTAGTGTAACACGGATGTCTTACGTTCGCAAGATTTCCAGTGCTCTTTCGTATCGTTCAATTCTATCCTCCAACCCATTCTCACCCCCATTCACAATCCTCGAAACCTCTCGAATATCCTCTACGCTACTTAGTCGATTCTGCTCCCAATACCACAGAGCACAAAGGATAGCAACTTCCTTATCTTCTCGCACAAAATCAGGGCAACCCAAAAGAATCGACTCATCGGAGTACAGATACTTTGACGCCGCGGCGAAATTGTTGTATCCCGTTAGTTGAATGATTCCAGATCCACGGTAACGCCAACCATCTCCAGATTCTGGAGGACCATTTCCCATGCGGTTAGCATAGACTCGGTTGGCAATCTTTTCGGGATTTCTGTGATATGCCTTGACATCAACATTCCGGAAATACTTTGGAAAGACCACCTTCAGACGATCTGCGGAATAATTTAGGTTCTCTTGCAGGACATTTAGATCCATGGACTCATGCCCCACTTGAGAACAAAATGCCGCAACCTGTTCTGGAGTGGTTATATTGTACTCATCCAAGTGGTCGAACAACCCAACCCACCCCTCGGGGTCTTTACAGTCGGGAAAGATTTGGGTGAATTTTTCTAGTTCCATATTAGATGTCGTTCCTTTCGCAAGACATAATCCAGTCTCGAGTCAAGCTCGATCGAACGATATCCTCCGGCAGATAGTAAATTTCCGTAAACGCTGGCATGTCTCGAGCAACCTTCACAAAGTCGTGAAATGCTGTGGAATCCCTGGGTGTCTTCACCAGATCGGTTTGCTTGTAATCACCACAGAAGATGATCTTCGATCGATGCCCAATTCGACCCATGATCGTGTTGACTTCCTGCCAATTGAAGTTTTGGAATTCATCTGCAATGATAACAGAGTCGTCAATGGAAATGCCCCGTAGAGCCGTAGTGGTGAGAAACCGGCAATGCCCCTGTTCCTTCAAACGTGTCCATGCATCAGGACGATCAAATAGCATCGCCGCAATTTCCTGATATGGAAGTTCATACATCTCTTCCTTTTCTTCTTGAGTACCAGGCACGAAACCAATGTCTCGAGTAGAAACGGCGGATCGCACAACAACCACCTGCTTGAATGGATTGTCTTTGGATAGAACCTCCTCAATACCCTTGTAGAGTGGGAGTGTGGTCTTTCCTGTGCCCGCAGAACCAAAACATCCGATGAAATAGTCTCCTCGCTTATATGCCTCTAAGAATAGCGCCTGGCGCTCCGTTAACGGAGACAGGGTTTTCATATGGTCCAACTTGATTCGGAGAGCGTTGGATGCTCCCACCTTAATTTGATGTTGGTGGGTGTGTTCATCGTGCTCCACAACATCATCTCTACGTTGAACTGGGGTCTTTTTATTGCTTGCCATTGAGTTCCTTTTTCTTATATGCGCGCGTTACGTTCTCTCACAAATCGTGGTTCGAGGGTTCCTTTCTGCAATTTTTGATATAACTTCGCTGAATCCAGCGTCCTTCTTATTCGTCATGAATCGATCTCCGCGCATGGAAACCGCGGGAGCGGAAAGCATCCATGTTCCATCTACAGAGGCGCAATATGGGCATTCGTGGTCCAAGTCTTTTTCGGCAATTTTGCATTGCACATCAAAGAGCTCATCACATGCGTTACAGTGGCGGGAGTATAGAGGCATGGTTCTTCCTATTTGGGGTGTGGGTGATCCTGCGCTTTGGCATTAGGAGCCAGCAGATCTTCTTCTCGGTGGATTCTTCCCGCTTGGGCGCGGGCTTTGGTTTCTTCGGCGGCGCGATGGTAAAAATCATAATCCAAATGCTGCGTGGTTGGGTTAGGTATTGAATGTCAGTACGATGTTGTTCTTCTTGGTATTTATGCGGATTGCAGCCATAACAAGCCCAGAGAGGAAAGATTGGAACACCACAAATTCGTCGATGTTGAATCGTTGGAATTCTTTAGATTCCAACATCTCACACAGAGGGTTGATGTCCTCTGGGAGGATTTCGCTCTTAAAGATTACGCTAATCTCGTCTGAACTGGGGTCCATCTCGAGATTGAATGTGCTAGAGACATCCGAGACAAGACACAAGGTCTGTGCGATCAACGCGGCACGATCATCGATTACGCTCATAATTCACCTTCAATTTTGGGGAGTCTGTAGGAATTTCAATACCCCGATAGCAATACTTTGATCCGCCCTTCTCGTATCGAACCGTCGACGTGACGTACGTTCCGGAATGTAGTAGGAGTTCGCGGATGGCTTTCACTGAGGCAGTAGACCCATTCCAGTAATTCATACCGATTCGGATATCCAAATCCAAATGCTGCGCGGTTGGGTTGGAGTATGGCATAACTCCTCTGATGGAGATATGTTGATCCGGATACCAAGAGCATTCCTCAACCAAAACGACGGTGAATTTATCAAATTGCTCACCCAACCCCGAACGTCTGATGGGAGCAAAACAGAAATAGTCGAAGATCTTCTCAAAGAGACATTCCGAGCATAGGGGACTGTCTCCGTGATAGGAAAGAATCATCGGCTGTCCATTAACCATTCCTCGGTATTCTGTTCCAGGCAAGGGAATGATTTTTCCGCATTTCTCGCACTTGTAACCACCACGGATTTTGTATTTCCAGCGGTCCATCGTATTCTCGATTGCCCTCTTTTTATCGAGAGACCACCAACGAAGGCGTTGGCTCATAGTGTATTCAGGCAAAGTATCCCACCCCTTTAAGTGCGTCCAGGGTGATGTTTGGATAGAGCTCCGTGAGCGTCTGATCTTTCATATGGAGGAAAACGAGAGCTTCCTCATGCGTTACGTTCTCGAGGACGTCAATGAACATCGTCTCACGACGAAGTGGATGTAGCTTTGGATTGCGGAGAGCATCTAGCTTTCTGCAAAATTGCCACACAATTCCTTTCGATTGCACGTCCGATTCCAGGTTATGCACCTTGTACGGAGGATCCCCATCGGGAAGCGGAAGCTTCGCTTCTGGAATAAATGCACATTCCATGAAGTTCCTGAAATATCGGTTATTGGCCATCTCTTTGGCCTTGTTGATATCTGTGTTGATATCAGCCAAAATCTCTCGTAAAGTATCCACGTTCATTACCTCTTAAATTCATGTACGCGTTCAAGCAGTTGCCTGGCGCGCTTGCTCATCAGATATTCCATGATTTTGTTTAGATCTGCATTGGGCTTCGCAGCCAAATAAGTCTCCACGATCTCAGATCGTATGTCGTCAGGTATATAGTCAAACGAAATCAGCTGCCTGTTTCGTTCAAACCTGCGCTTTTCTTCATCTGTGAGACCAATACCCTTTGAGAACCTCTCGATCACCTTTGCGGTAACCGGCTTTGCTCGACCACTCTTTGGATCCACGTAAAAATCATCGGCAGAGAGAACAGAAGGAACTCCATCACCACCGTCGCCTCGGATGATCTTGTGGAGGAGAAAGTCCTTGTCTGGCTTGGAAACCCACTTTTTGTGTAAGGGATTCCATTGCTTTACATCACCCTTCTCATGGAGCTGCCCAAAGTCCCCATCTGAGGAAAGGATAAGAATGGGCTCGCTAGTCTCAAACAAACCATCCATCACAGTGTGGTTCTCAACTACGTAGTCAACGAGGGTGCTGATTACATCGTCGCCTTCAGCGCGATCATGTCGAATAACTTTCCACGGAAACACCGTCTCGAGATCGGCGCGAAGGGCATCCAGATGCTTGAACACGGTGTTCCAATCCATCGTTGCTTCCTCGCGAGCCGCCTTTCGGTGCTGCTTGTAATAGGGGTAGACCTTTTTGCGCCAGTTGTCGGAACCGTCGCATGCGATAACAATTTCCCCGTATTTCTTGCCATACTTCTGCTTGTATGAGAGCATGGACATCAAGAAGGAATGTCGAATGATGTCCAACATTTTCCCCGTATCCTGCCCTTTTTGGAAGTCGGCGCTGAAGGCAAAGCATCCGGCGATGCCCAATTGAGAATAGTCTGCGAGAATCATTTAGTTCCTTGTTTAGGTGCAAGAAGGGGACCGTAGTCCCCTGTTTTTGCGTTACGGTAGTGCTCAGAACGTAACGAATTCGGTTGCGAATTTGCTTACCGTCGTGCTGGGGGTGTTCTTGATCCGTTCCAGACCCGACACCGCCGCCGTCACGGCCGCTTCATCTGCACACTTCTTGATGTCTGCAACATCAGCACCTTTAGGCAACTGTACGCCGTAGGAGGTCTCGAAGTCGATCTTGGTTCCATCTGCGGAGAGCACCGCGTCGGTATAAACCATCAACATGCGATACTTCGGGAGCAACGCCACGGTGAACTTGCCACCAACACGCGGCGCCTTCACTTCAGGAACCTTGGGTTCCTTTTTTGCCTTGGGGGTCTTTGCCACCGGAGCAACCGAACCGCTTGGGAAGTCAAGAAATGTGCCATCGGCGCTCAACTTCGTGGATTTCACCTTGCGAGCTTTGCCCTTGACTTGGAAACCCAGAACCGCGTGGTACATCGCCAAGATTTCGCGCTTCTTTTCCTTGGAGAGATTGGAGTACGCCTCGTCCAGTTCCGGATCGAGACCAAGTGCCACCAATTCCATTTCGTCGGAGCGGGGTTCCAACTTCGCGCGGATCACTTCCACGTCTGCCGGTTTGAGCTTGTACGAGCCCATCACTTTGGACATGTCAATGGTACGGTCCGTCGTCATCGCCGTATCCAGGAAGCCCTCGAAATCGCTCAAAAATTGCGTCGCTACGGGGGAGAGAGTTGCTGCTGTCATAATAAAATTCCTTTTCACTATTTGTTTGTTTGTCACGTAGTAATTATAGCACGACCGGGATTAAAAGTAAAGTTGCTAGGTCATATCTTTTCCCTGTAAAGATCCATGAGAGCGAGCTTCAATTCGTACGTGTTCCGGATGCGCTTACCATTCATTGTAACCGAGAAGGCGCCCCAGATCTGGATTCGCGTGTTGGTGTCTGGAAGGATGAATAGCCAGGTATGCCCTTTCGGGGTCTGGACCTTCGCGTAAACATACTCCACGCCGAGACAAAAGAGAGTATCTTTTATCTCTTCGCGAATTTCGGGAGGATTGTATCCCATATTCCCTTAGATAAAGAGACCGACCATATAGATCAGCAAGAGAGCGGAGTTAACCACAATTAAGGAGCGTTCCTTAATCCGGAACGCAAATGCCAACCAGAGTACGGAACCGATGTTAAATGCTGCCACATTCCACGGAAACAAATTCATGGAAGTGAGAATGGCCCCAGCAATTGTTACCGCCGTTGCGGACCACTTTAGCACTCTGTTCATCATTTGCAAAAATTTTAACACGATATGGAATAAAAGTCGAGACCATTACGTAATAGGTAGCGCCTATGGAAGATAGCTTTCCTATAGGGAACACCTATTATAGGTAAAACCTATCGCACTCCAGAAACCCATAGGAAAAATTGTGACGGAAATCCCCTCAAAAGTCCCCGGAGAGACTCTCAGGAACACTACATACAATGTATCCTGGTTTTGATAAAGTTTGGTTTAAAAATTAATCCAGGGCGAAGCCCTCGCGCGAAGCGCGTCATGTAACCTAAAGTGTCTTAGGTTCTTGGTCTATATCTGGAAGACTCTTGGTCCAAACCAACAATGAGGGTAACCGACGGGCTTCGCCCGGGAGCTCCGCTCCAGCATTGATTTTTTTCTATAGCGAACAAACCAACAACGATAGGATAGTGGATTTGTGCAGGGCTATGGTACTATTCTCTAAAAACGTCAAGAAAACTTCTTTAGAATCAATAGGTTACAAGGGGATTTTTGGTCTTTTCCTACCAAAGTCCAGATGTGACAATGGGCGCCGAAGCGCCCATTCTTAGTCTGAATCCAGTGGAATATGTGCCTCAACATCCTGTCCCATAGCGGGGTCGTGTGTCACGTACACCAAGTCCATTCGCGATAGGATTCCATTTGAATGTTGGACCTCGATAAGAAAGTCGCTGTCCGGCTTCTTTTCCATGAAGGCCTTGATCCGGTCCACATTTTTTTCTGTGATCGGAAATCTCATACCAGACTCGCCAGCTTCTCCGCGGTCATACCTTCAAATGGATAGATGCGGTTCTCGAGCAACGTGGTGATTCTGGTGTAGGGTTCCGTGCGGTACACCAAGTCATTTGGATACGAAACTTTGCCCTTGTAATAGGGTCCCCAGTTATACGGCACATCGCTGTCTTTGAGATACGCGACGCTCTTTTCGTCTTGGATTGCTACTTGCACACGAATTCCCTGATATCCGGTGTTCTTTCGCACACCGAGGTAGGTTCCAATGCGAATATGCAGATACCCGGTGCATCGCGTAAATGCAAAGACCTTGTCTCCGGGTTGGATGACTTGCCCTTCCTTGTTGGTCCAGGGTTCGACGGTTCTTTCAATTTTTGCCATTTCAGGTTCCTTGCACAGGAAAGATTTCATTGTTAATGAGGGTTGTGATGCGCTGACCTTGCAGCTCTCGACGCTGGACGATTTCCGGCTTGATGGTCATGTTGACGTATTCTTCCCAGTCGACATGATTGTTCGTACCCGCGTAATAGACCACGGGTCTGAAGATATCCACACGCACCTGCACACCGCCTGCTGGCGCGACGCCAAGGTAAACCCCCTTATGGACGTTCACAGTCCCGGTGCATTTGGTTAGGACGTAGACATTATCCCCAGGTTGGACCGTTCCGTAGTTGGTCTCGTAGGGAATTGCTTCCCGCTTGGATTTTACTCATTTTCTTCATCCTCATCTTGATTGAGCTCGAAGACCTCGGCATAGGTGATCTCGAAGGTCTCGTTGTCTTCCTTCTCAGTCGCAAATCGCTGCTTGTGGTAGGTGTTGCAGATCTTCTTCAGGATTGCCTTATCCAGCTCAAAATCCTTCGCGACCTTGCTGATTGCCTCGGATTGGAATGTTGATTCGCCTTCGGCTCTGGACTTGGATCCGGAGACCTCAACTACCATGTCTTTGATGGCCTTTTTTGCTTCAGGGGTTAGCATGCTCATAATGTGTTCTTTCTTTATTTGACTGATGCGAGGATGATTTCCAGTTCGGCTGTACCAACTGGGAGTTCTTCAATGATGGTGTCTGGTCGCACAGAGCGCCATTCCTTGATGAGGAGGTCAAACACCGGGAGGGCGGTGTCTGTGTCTAGAGATTCTCGGGTGCTGCTGGGTGCTTTGTCTTCGGGGATGTAATCCACAGAGCGTGTGCAAATCATCTCACGTTCGTTCCCATCTGCCTTGGTGAAGCGAATGTAACGAATAAAGGGAGGTTTGCTAAAAAGCTGCTTAAATTCTTTCATTTCCATAATAAATTTCTCCTATTACCAGCGGATTGTAATTGCAAGATTGCAACACATTGGTCCGGATCCGTCGTAGTCGTCTCGCATACTAGCGGGGACGTATGGGGTTCCGACCGGACCCCAGTTTGCAGAGTAGCCAAGTTTCTTAAGGGCATTCATTGCTAATTCAGTCTTCGCGTTGGCTGCTGTACGTTCCATCCAAA